CGGTGATCTGTGCCACACGTTCTCTTGCGGCGTTGTTGATGTTAGCCATCGCAATATTGGTAGCATTTTTCTGGCTGTCGATATTGGTCTGGGTCTGATACTTAGCTTGTAGCTCTTGAACTTTTTGTTGCAGCTGCGCAATCTTGATCTGATAATCTTGAGATTGTTTTTGATTATCAAACTGCATTTGCATCTGAGCTTCTTGAGCTTTACGCTGGGTCTCAGCCATTTGTGTCTTGAGCAATACCTGTGCGGTAGGATCAGCATTTGCAGCAGCTTCTTGTTGCGCCTGCTGTGCCTGTGATACTTTCTGAGCCAAGGCATTAATTTGTTGTACGTACTGTGCCAAGTTAGCGTTGGCGTCTTGTGATACCATGTTAGACGCCAGTGCTAGTGCCTGTTGTGCCTCAATGTCTAACGGCTGCTCTTGGTGTAAGTTTAACGTATCTTTGCCACCTGCAGCTTGCGCCACATAGGCACGCATGGATTGCAAATAGTGTAATGTTAAGTGTTTCTTAATGTGCTCTAAAGCATGAGGTGCAAAAGCAGGACCAATAACAGGGTTGCCGCCGTAAGCTGGATTATTCGCATATTCTAAATGGATCTTAATGTGTGCAATATGATCTTGATCTGGATACGCCGCAGCAGGGCGGCCCATGGTCATCGATACGTTTTCTAATGCCGGATTAGATTCGTTAGCGCCCTGTGGGTTTGGTAATATTTCTTCGATGTTCGGCACCTTAAGTTGCTGTAACATGCGACGATAAATAGAACGCAGATCAAACATTCCGGGAGGGGCGGATGAACCCATCTGCAACAACGCTTGTGTTTGAGCCAATCGTTGTGTTTCAGAGAAGATGTTAGGATCAGATACAGGACGAACGTCGTCGTTGTATGCAAAGTCACGTACCTTAATCTCTTCACCAGATTGGTTGTCCATCTCTTCCAAGTACCAGTGATTGATACGGGAGATGATCTTTAATGATTTAGCTTGGCTGCGATGTAAGCGTGCGTGAATGCTGGAGAATACCTTTGCACCTTGCTCGATCAGAGCTTGGGTGGTGCCCACCGGTGTGTTGGCGTTGGCATCTTGAATTTTTTCTTCTGCGGTGGTAACCACGCCCTTAGCGGCATCTGTTAACCATCCAAGCAAATTAAATAATGTCTGTGATGGTGGATTGAATGGCATTGCCATCGCAATCTTACGTACATCGTCAACGCCCGGAGCGCCTTCGATCTCAATTACTTGAGTGGGTTCAATTCGGTCACTTTGGCCACCAATGCGTCCACCTTTGAGTTTAAGCATCGTCTGGCTGTTGTTGATATGAGCAGCATCAAGCAGAGCGCGTAAAGTACCAGTAAGAGCAGCGCTGAGGCCGCCAATAAGATGGGGGAGGCCAATAGCATAAGCACCGCGCCAAGGTATGAATTTGAACTCAACATACCAGTCAAGTTTTTCGAGCTTTTCATCGTTTGCATCCCAGTTGCGGTACAACGCCAGCACCTTACTGCTGGTCTCGTCAATAGTTAAAATGTATGGCGCACGTTTGCCGTTGGTTAGTGGATCATCTTCTAAACGAATAAAGCAGGTGATCTCATATACACGACGCAATCCGTCAATATTAACCGACGGAATATCTTTACCTTCGATCTTGTTGTTAGCCTTTTCAGCTTCGGTCTGATCGTTCAGTGGTGCGTCAGAGGTAGATTGGTAAATATTATCTACGTCACGATAGATACCATCCTCAACACGTTTGAGGAATATATCTTCGGTAATGTCTTGCTGTTCTGTTACACGTTGTGCCGTGTAAAAGTTGGTCGATGAGAACGGTAGGTAGATGTTATCGATCGGTACCCACTCACACATCGGACGTTTTTGTTCTGTATCAAAGCGCCATTTAAGGAACTGTGATCCACCAAGTGGCAACTGAGTGAGCAGCTGCTCCATCTCGTCGCGGTATTCTGGAACCTGCTCGGTGAGCTGCCAGTTAAGGAAGTTGGTCTTACGGTCGGCGGTTTCTTCTTTGTAACGATTTGCCTCGCCCTTGATGTTAGACTTTACAATCCCTTCAGGTGGCAACAGTTCGCGTGCAGACGCGGCAGCAAAGTCAACACATGACTCTGCCATGACTGGGTGGACGACTTTGGAAGCTCCGTCGAACGTGGCTCCTCCGGGCGCGTCCTTGCCTAGACCGGTACGGCGCAGGCCGTCTTCGTATTGTTTATCTCGTTGCTTGCGTGATTCTTTGTCTACGTCAATGTAGTCAAGGTATTCAATCGCCAATGACTGTAGTACGCTTTCGTCAAACTCTTCTGCCAAGTTCGCATAGAACTCAGGATTTTTTAGTGGGCTTGATTTTTCTTGAAAGTTAACTACTACCGAACCATCTTCCAGTTCAATGACTTCCTGCTCTACCTCATCTGGGTCTAAGCCGAGGATGTCTTCATACTGCTCCATCTCGGCATCTTGTTCTTCTGCCAAGCCAAGGTCCTCTTCGCGAGTATCCAAGCCGGGTAGATTGCCGCCAGATTGTAGTGGGATAGTTGGTTGTTGTGCCATTGTTTAAGTATTCTGGATTTATGTTCCTAATTACACTAATGCACAGATATGTGCAAAAGCGCCCTATTGTGCATAGGGATTAGGTGTACGTTTGCGGTTATCGTCCGCGTAGCTATAATCGCGTGCTGGCAGGTAATCTAGCTGAATCCAGCCAGAATCGCGTAAAACACGCAGGGCCTGTGATAATGAGTCCACATAGTCATCATGTCCGCCCGCCTCTGGGAACGAACATACCTGACGTATAAAGCGTTTAGACCAGTCGGCAAAGTCGCCGCGTTGCTGGGAATCTTCTGGAATAAACACCTTACCCTTGGCAACGAGGGGTGCCACGATGTTTAAGCGCTGTACCTTATCGGCACGTCCGGGGTTGTATCCACGCACCGGAACGCCAGCACCTTGTAGCTCTTGTATCAATGAGATACCCGCCGACTTATCTTCCATCAGGATCAGGTCTGCCTTACGGCCCTTACCAAAGTCATTATCTGCGCCGTAGACCACCTCTTTAAAGTCGTCAATCACCTTGCGACGTAGCTCTGGGTAGGACAGGTGATGGTCCCACGCATCTAAGAGGATGATTGCCGTGCCAGCATCTTCCTGTTCAAACACGCCCCAGATGGTGCATGCCGTGGGGTCGTTCATGGTCTTTTCGCTGGTAGCCGGATCGTAGCTGGCAATCACGTATTCCAAGTTAGGCGTGGGCTTAGATGCCGGCCACATGCGAAACTGTTTACGTTTGATAATACCTGCAGCTTCTGGGTCAAGGATCTCACCATAGATCTCTTGCCTGCCGATGTCGGTGCCATCATACGTCTCAAGCTGTTTGAAGAAGGTGGCAGATAAGTTTTCTTTATTATCGTATGATGAGGCGTTTACCACATATACGTCACCGCCAACTTTACCTTCGTTAAGGTCTACAATTAATTCTTTTGGCTTGGGGGTGGTGGTGATGATTTGCTGGACTCGCGGGATGCGCGGGTCTTTAAGGCGCAACGTGAACTGGACGCCATCGTATGCCTCGTCGAGGTAGTCGAAGGCGCACAGCTCATCAAACCATGCCCCGTGGTATTGCTTACCGCGGTAACGCTCTGGCTCGGAGGCTGGGATGCCTTGGATAATGGAGCCATTGGTAAGGGTAATTTCGAAGAGGGACTTGTTGTAGTCCCGGATGAGGCTGGGTGGGATGATGTTGAGGAGTCCTGAATCGCCTTCGAAGCAGGTGGCTCGGATGTCGTTTGACGTAGGAGCTGTGACAAGCCAGCGGGTGTTGCTGTAGTTCCAAGCCCGAATACCAATCCAATGACTAGCAGTGTGCGTCTTGCCAGACCCGCGGCCTGCGAGCATAAGGAATGTGTCATATTCTCCATCTTCTGGTTCTTTCTGGTGTGGTAGTGCCTGTATGGCCCACTTGACCTGCCAAATTGCCGCGTCCAATTGCTGCTTGGGCCAGTGGCTGTGCGACTTGGCAAATAGTTCAAGGGTGCGTTGTTGCTTGTCTGTTAGCATGTGGGTATAAAGCCTTCTCCTACGAGAATCGTATGGTCTGACCCGGTGGTCTCCAGATGCACACACATCTGGGGCTGGATCGGTTGTATGTCCACAACATAGCGTCTGGCATGATGAACCTTTACAGGAGGCGAGACTTGGTGTTTAACCAGCTTGGTGCGGCTCTTAAAATAAATTCGATAGTTCTGATCTGCCACCGGGCGGATGCGGTGCGCCAGTGATTCTAACAAGAAACGCATCTGCCCAAACACATGCGCGTTGCGTGTCTTAAAACAAAACGTATCTTCTGCAACGTTGTACTGTTTAGGGTTGGCCGACATGATGCCAGACAACAGCTCGGTACGCTGCTCTATCGACCCCATCAAATAATTTTCTGGGATCGTATTAATCTTTAAATCAATCTGCGGATCAATTCTGAACCGCGTCCGATTATTTTGCCGACGCTCTACTACCACCACACGGTAGCCATAGTCACGAAACCGTTCAACCAGCTCGTCATAATCGTTGTTGCTTACCGACATCACGTTCTTAACACCGTGGCGCATAAACCAAAACCCAAACAAGAACGGCGGTATGGGTAATGGTTGGTGTGGCAGTGCTAATGGCTTGGCGGTGGGCAACGAAAACAATTTTCTGTTGCGATAGTTGCGCAGTTCCAGTGCAGATAACGCGCCCACGCTAAAGTGCTTTAACGGCCGGCGAAATGGTTGTACGCCCTTGTATGTGCCCAGACGGTTACGATACTTTGGCGTCTCAAGCAAAAATCCCATGTGGCGATCTCCTTGCATGGTAAGGTGATCGTCAAATACAATCTCGTAGCACTCGTTCACAAAGTAGGTCTGCACTAACTTAATTTGAACCGGTGTGCCGTTTCGGTCAAACACATAGTCCCCCACCTTTAAGCGGTCGGCATATTTCCAATGGTCAAGGGTTAGTACTCGTTGGTTTGCTGTGATTGCCATAAAAGTTTTCTAGGACCCACTGGTCCAGCCAGCGCCCTAACGGCGCTCGAATGCGATTCTGTACATCATAGGGTAAGCGCTGTATGTCTACCGGCTTGGTGGTTACCCGCAGCCGAAACTCCATATACTTGGCCGTCTCGTTGTCTAACACCTCCACGGGCACGTCCACAGATTCAAAGTTATACAGATCACATACCAGCACCCGAAAGCCTTTAAACTTTCCCGCCGCATCTTCCAATGCACCTTGGATCTGGTATACGTACTTACTCATATACC